AAAAGCATTTAAACAATCAGCAAAGACTGCTAAAAAATGAAAGATTTTAAATCCCTTCCTAAAATGAAGTGCGGCGGTAAAGTTAAAAAATACGAAACCGGCGGCGAAGTAAAATCTACTGAACGCAAGTGGGGCGGACAAACAGCTATTGGAGATTCAGCAGCACAATCTTCATGGAACAAAAACTGGATGAAAAACGAAACAAGGGAAGCAACCTTAGATCGTTTAACACAAGCAAGAGACGAAGCAGATGCCGAAGCTCAACGTGAATCAACACGTGGAATCAGCCCAGCCAATCGTAAAAAACGTGGCGGCAAAGTTAAAAAATAATGGCAACTAAGAAAAAAGGACCTTCCCTTGCTATAGGACGTGGTGAAAAGTTACCAGCATCTCAAGGTGCCGGTCTGACTGCCAAAGGTCGTGCCAAATACAATGCAGCAACAGGATCACATTTAAAAGCCCCTCAACCAGAGGGCGGCCCAAGAAAGAAATCATTCTGCGCAAGAATGTCAGGTATGCCTGGCCCGATGAAAGATGAAAACGGTAAACCGACTCGCAAAGCAGCAAGTCTAAAAAGGTGGAAGTGTGGCAGTTAAACCAAAATCCAAATACGTATTCAAACCCGAGATGTGCAATCGTATGATTGAACTGGGTAAGGAAGGCGCATCCCAAAAAATGATGTTCGCCGAAATTGGCATCAATAAAAACGTTGCAGAGACATGGAAGAAAAACCATGAAGAATTTGCAGATGCCCTAGAAACAGCAAAGACCCATAGCCAAGCCTACTGGGAACGTGAGATTCTAGCCAACGTTAACAACAAGGGCTTTAACAGCCGCTTGGCCGAAATTGCATTACGAGGCCAATTCCAAGAAGATTATCGTGAAACCCGCGATACCAAAATAGACCTCAAAGCCGAAGTGGTTGTAGATTTCGCCGGAGAAGTTGCTAAACTTATATCGGCATTAAAAGAGTAGTATAATATCAAAGGATGAACGGGGTAGCTCCCCTGCCAGTTCCCTAACTGGCTAGTCCACCAAACAACTTGAGGGGAGTTTCAATGAAGCAATGCAATATTTGCAAAAGTAGTAAACCATTTTCAGAATTTAGTAAAAGTCGTAATCCTAAGGGAGACGGGTATCAATATACTTGTAAACCTTGTAATACTATTGAAAAAAGAAAATGGTACGAAGCAAACAAAGATAAAAATAGAAACACAAAATACCTTAAAAAATTTGGAATAGGTTTAGAAGAAGCAACAAAGATTTTACTTAAACAAAATAGCAAATGCGCTATTTGTAAAATACCCATGGAAATGGGGAGTAAAACTCATTTAGATCACAGCCATAAAACAAATCAAGTTCGAGGATTTTTGTGCCAAAAATGTAATCATGGATTGGGCCTTTTTAATGATTCGACACAAATTTTAAAATCTGCTATACTGTATCTAAATAAACACGCTAAAAAGGACCCAGTATGACTTTTCATTCCATCTTATCGCCCAGCTCTAGCGCTCGCTGGCTAGCTTGCCCACCATCAGTAAGATTGTGCGAAACACTTCCAGATATAGTTAAACCGTCCGGAGCTTTTGACTATGCTGCACAAGGAACCGCAGCGCATGAGCTAGGTGAAATAAAATTACGTTTAGTTTTTAATCAGATTACACAGGAAGAATATGAAACAGCTTACGAAGAAATCAAAAAGAGTCAATATTACGATGAAGAGCTCGAACACTACTCGGACACATACGTCAATTACGTTCGTAGCCAAGTTGGTTCAGAAGACACAGTTTATATTGAAACAAGAGTGGACTACTCTGAATATGTACCGGAAGGCACTGGGTCAGCAGATTGTATTATCATTGGGCCTAACGAGTGCCATGTGCTGGATTACAAACATGGTATGGTCCCAGTTAGCGCTATTTCAAACAGCCAAGCCCGGTTGTACGCCGTTGGAGCTGTCACCAAGTTTGAAGAAAAATACCCGAACATTAAAACAATCCGCTACACCATTGTCCAACCAAGATGTGAAAACATCAGTTCCGAAGAAACCAGCAAAGAAAAGCTCCTCCTCTGGGCAGACACTGTTGTCCGTCGCAAAGCCAAACAAGCGTGGGTCGGTTCCGGCAACTTCCAAGCGGGAGACCATTGCAAATACTGCAAAGCCAAAACGTCTTGCAAAACCCGTGCGGAGCAACTCAACGAAATAGCAGCATTAGAATTTAGAGAACCTCAACTTTTAACTGATGATGAAGTTGCAGCACTATTAGATAAAGCAGAACAAGTAAAAACTTATATTTCTGATGTTCAAGAATATTTATTAGAAAAAGCTGTAAACACAGGTGAAACTCCAATGGGATATAAATTATCCACATCAATAACGCATAGAAAAATTTCTGATAACGCATTAGCAGCTACAGTTTTAATTGAAAAGGGATTACCAGAAGAACAAATTTGGGAACCACGTAAACTTAAGTCTTTAGCATCTTTAGAAAAAATTAATAAGCAAGTAGCTGCGTATTTAGGTAATTTAGTCATTCGCCCTGATGGCAATCCAAAATTAGTTAAATCAAAAGAAACAGCCAAAGAGGATTTTGCATAATGAACTCATGGTTAATTGGAGCAATCGCTGTTGTGTATTCCGTTGTTGCCGCTAAGTTTTTTATAGATGGTAGAATAGGATTAGGTGTATCTTTTATTGGATACGCAATAGGAAACATTGGTTTAGTATTGGAAGTATTTAAAATATAAAGGCGCTTATGAATGTAGAATGCTACGGAGAGCAAATAGAAGTACCAGATATTTTAATTGAAAAATATTTTAAAGATTTCGATGGACTTCCTGGAAAAAGTATGAGAGAATCTGTTATGGGTTTAAGAGACACAGTCTGGGAAGTAATGGACTATGTAGCTGAAGACCCAAAGGCGTTGGAAGATAAAGAAGTAATGTTTGATTTTATTAACGCCTTAGCCATGAAGCAAGCATTAACGCAACATGGCTTGTATTTAGATTCATAGTAGTGTATAATTGTTGTACGGGTTGCCGAGTTGGCCCCGATTGAAGTCCAACTCTTTCGTTTATAAAGGTAATATCATGTCACAAAGCGTAAAAGCAAAAGTAGTAACCGGTAAAGTTCGTTTCTCATTTTGCCATGTGTTTCAACCATACTCAGGTATTGAAGGTGGTACACCAAAGTATTCAGTATCCATCATCATTCCTAAGTCTGACAAAGAAACCATTGCAAAGTTGCAAAAGGCTTTTGATGACACCAAAGCAGGCGCAGCTGTAGTGTTTGGCGGTACAGTTCCAAAGATGGTTAAAGGCGGTCTACGTGATGGCGATATGGAGCGTGAGAACGATCCAGCCTACGCAAACAGCTATTTCATCAATGCAAACTCTGCACAGAAACCTGGTGTAGTAGACGCAGATTTAAATCCAATCATCGATGCTGATGAGTTTTACAGTGGATGCTACGGTCGTGCTTCAATCACGTTATACCCATACAATGCTCAAGGTTCCAAAGGTATTGCATGCGGCTTGAACAACATCCAGAAATTAGAAGATGGTGAGAAGCTCGGTGGTGGTACAACCGCAGCAGTAGATTTCGCAGTATAAGTAGTAGAAGTACCCAGTAGATGGGCGAGGGTGGCGTAGAAACTGCGTCACCCTTTTTTGCCCTTTATCAACCCTATAAACAGAGAATAATAAATGGATCAGTATCAAGAGTACATTGCCGCCAGCCGTTACGCCAGATATCAAGATGATAAAGGTCGTCGTGAAACTTGGCCAGAGACAGTAACACGTTTCGTAGATTATATTTTTAGTCGTACCCCAGCGATTACTGGTAACAGTGAATTGAAAGCAGAGTTGTATGACTCTATCGTTAACCTTGAATTGATGCCGTCCATGCGCGCCATGATGACAGCAGGAAAGAGTGCCGACCGTGACAATACTTGCGTCTATAATTGCTCGTATCTCCCAGTGGATGACCCCAAGTCCTTTGACGAAGCGATGTTCATTTTGCTTTGCGGAACTGGTGTTGGATTCTCAGTTGAATCCAAGTACATTAACCACTTGCCAGAAGTGCCAGAAAACTTGTTTGATTCAGAGCACACCATTGCAGTCCACGACAGCAAAGAGGGCTGGGCAAAAGCATTGCGTCTACTCCTCGCCCACCTCTGGTCTGGAGAAATTCCAAAGTGGGACGTGTCCAATGTCCGCCCCGCCGGAGCACGACTCAAAACTTTTGGTGGAAGAGCTTCCGGGCCGCAACCATTAGTAGATTTGTTTGAATTTACAGTTGCAACATTTAAACATGCTAAAGGTCGTAGGCTTCACTCTCTTGAGTGTCATGACCTAATGTGTAAAATTGGTGAGGTAGTTGTAGTAGGTGGCGTACGTCGCTCTGCAATGATCTCGTTGTCTGATCTTGATGATGAAAGGATTCGTCATGCTAAAGCAGGACCATGGTGGGACACAGCCCCACACAGAGCGCTTGCAAACAACAGTGCGGTCTATAATGAAACCCCTACTGTCGGTAAGTTTATGGAAGAATGGCTGTCGTTATATAACAGTCACTCTGGAGAAAGAGGAATTTTTAACAGAGAAGCCGCCCGTAAGACCGTGGAAAAGTATGGCCATCGTGATCCTAATTATGAGTTTGGTACTAACCCATGTAGTGAAATCGTGCTCAGACCATACCAATTCTGTAACCTCTCAGAGTGCGTAGTACGCCATGACGATACTAAAGAGACCCTGCTGCGTAAAGTGCGGCTTGCCTCCATCCTTGGTACAATCCAATCCACCTTCACAAAGTTCCCCTACCTGCGTAAAGTGTGGCAACGTAATACTGAAGAAGAGCGCTTACTTGGTGTCTCCCTCACAGGCATCTACGACAACCCCTTACTTACAACCCAAGGACCAGAATTAAATGCACTACTTACAGAACTTAGAGAATGCGCTAGAAGTACAAATGAGCAATGGGCGGCTGCTCTCGGAATCCCTGTCAGCGCTTCTATCACATGCGTCAAGCCAAGTGGAACAGTATCCCAGCTCGTTGATTCGGCGAGTGGCATCCACCCCCGCC